GCCAAGCCGTGAAGTATCAATACTACTACAAAACCAATGACTGCAAAGCACTCCATGCGACAGACGCGGAATGCATTTGCTGGCATGACGAGGGAACCGGTCCTTTTCCTGACATCCGATACAGCAGCAGAGCATGGCATGACATACCGAGCTTCTGGCGGGTCAAACCTGAAGCCAAGGAGGCCAAGCTGTGAGTGCCAACGACGCAGCCGCAGCAGCTTGGGAAGATTACATTAACCAACAACAAGAGGCAGAAATTGAGAAGCTACAAGATCGGATCAAACAACTAGAACGAGAGGTGCAAATCCTCCGACTCTACGGCAACAAGGACTGTACAGCTATGGCTGATGAAGCTCTAACCAAAGAAACAAAACAATGAACATATTCAACCAAACCCCACCACAACAACACAATCCCGCCGAGCTTCTCAAGCAGGCGGAGAATCTCCTCAACAAATCCGAGCGCCGACAAGGCTGGCCATACTACGACCTCAAGCATGCCTTGCAGTTCGCGCAAATGGTATTGAAGCTAAGCAAGATCCCGACGAAGAAAGCCTCAATCAACAGCCTCACTCTGCGCCAGCAGACTCAGACCCTGCGCGCGCGTCTCACCCAAGGCAAAGCCTTCATTGTAGATAAAGGCTATGACATCGTGAAGGAATACCTCTCCGCAGAGGACTTAGCTACTCTCAGAGAACTCGCGGAGAAAGTCCAGATCTCCGTGCGCAAAGTCAACCTCATCGTCGAGGTCGTCGAGCCCGTCGAGAATATCCTCGATGCCATGACGCCCATCGTCGGAGAAATCCCCAGCGAGGACGGAGAACTCCAGCCCTTCAACGAGGCGCTATTCCGACAAGAGATCCTCGAGTTCATCAACAACGGAGAGATTGGATCTCAGGCAAGCTGGGAAAACTACACGCCCACGGCGGAGAAGTATGCACGGCAGCTCGCCCTACAAGACAACACGATCATCGTCGAGGCCAGCGCTAACGTGTTGATCGTGATGAAGATGAGTGAGGAGATGTTGAAAGGCTTAGAGTAAAGGAGAATCCTACAGTGCAAATCTTCCTCCCATATCCTGACATTGAACAGACCGCCCGCGTGCTCGACACGCAGCGCCTAATGAAACAGCGCGTCGAGTCTTATCAAATCCTCAACACCCTACAAGGTAAGTCAACCGGCTGGCAAAGTCATCCCGCCGTCCGCATGATAAAACCCTACGCCGCATGGCTCTGTCTGTATAGTATAAAAATCTGTCAAGAGGCGCGGCGCCGTGGCTATGAAGATAACCTCTTGCCGCACTTTGAAAAAGAGATCCTCACCTATCCAAACATCACAACGCCCAAGTGGCTCGGCTCTTATTTACATAAGACTCATCAGAGTAATCTTGTAAGAAAAAAGAGCGACTATTACAAACCACACTTCCCAAATGTCCCCGACAACCTACCATACTTCTGGCCCTCATGAAACCGCTCATGCTCTCACTAACAATCCTCGTGACAGAGACAACTCTGATCGCGCTTCATCAAGACTTTGACATCAAGCTCAAAGCTCTCAGTCAGATCGAATCCAACGACAACGACAAAGCGAAAGGCCGCCACGGTGAACTCTCACGATACCAACTCAAACGCAGCGTCTGGAAGCAACACTTCCCTAATGAGAAAGATCAAAGACATATTCCTTCCGAAGCGCGGCGCTGCGCTAAAGCGCATCTATGCTGGCTCGAGCTCAAGCTCTGTCTCGCCCGACGAACAAAGAACCCCGATCCAAAAGACATCTACGCCGTATGGAATCTCGGACTTGCAGGCTATGCTAAACACGAATACACATTCAGTAAACTCCCAGCTCGTCTGCAAGACCGCGCTCAGCGATTCACCAACATTTATCACAGCCTCAGAAATAATCAGTAACCCTATGGAAAACAATCCTTCAACAACAACAGAACCAATCACAAGCGCCGAGACATTCGACAGTCCACGCCATGAATATTTCTTCTATGCCTATCAATTCTCCGAAGGCGGAATGTGGTTCAACACCACGTTTGGCCGCTCGCCACAAGAAGCGAAGGACTCTTTGAGCTATGTCAAAAATCCTATTTACCGAAAGAAACTTTGCTGTGTGATGCTATGAAAATTATTCTAGGTGAAGTTCTTCCAGATCCACCAAAAGAACCTAAGACATATTACTTCTACGTGTATAAACCACAACGTGATGGCTGTGGTGAATGGCAGAGTCTTGCATTAGCCACCAGCCCAGAACAAGCAGAGCGTGATGCACGAGCAGCACTTGTTGGTTTCCCACGAAAGCTCTGCTCAATCACAATACCATGAGTAACCCCAACACCAACCTCAACGAACTCGATCTTCTTCTCGGCCTTCCAAAACCCGTCGAAGAGATGACAGATAAAGAACTCGAAAAGTTCCTGCTCAAACACTTCCCACATACGCGACCAACCGGCACCGATGTTGCGTCCCTCGTAAATGATCCCTTACTAAAAGGCATAGACGTACAAGCAATCCTCAATCAAGTCAACAACTTCAAACTCAAAAAATAACTTTTAGCTACGCGGGCATAGAGCGTGTCGATGAGGCACGACGACGGGGTTATGGTTCTCCTCGTGGACTGAACACCGCGTAGCTTTTCTTTTATGCAAATAACCTACAAAGACCTCCCTCAAGAAGGCATTCCTGCCACCATCCCAATCAACGCAAGCGGCCTGAAAATCTCAGCTTGTCCACGGCGCTGGTTTCTTACAGTCTTCCTCGGCCTCAAACCCAAAGAAGACATCACTGCTCTGACCGTCGGCAAGATCATTCATAAGTTCGCAGAGAACATTGCCTTTGATCGCAGCGGCGATAAGTGGCAAGAGGCTTGTCTCGACGCGTTCAAAGACGCGAAGGAAAAGAATCTTCCAACCAAGGATCAAGATCAGATCCGCAAAGCTCTGACGGCCGCCCCGTTGCAGCAGCTCCCTGTGCCTTTGAAATTCGGAGACAACCGAGGCGCAGAGTTTCACTTCAACTTCCCAATCGTCAAGCATCCTGCATTCGCCTACGTCGGCACCGTCGATCTTCTCTCCGTTACGCCGCAAGGAATCCTTCAGATCACCGACTACAAGACCACACGCAAGTACGCCTTCAAAGACGCCGTCGCGGGCTACGAAGGCGACACACAGTTCTCATTCTATTATTATATCTTCCAGCGTTTTGCGTATGAAATCTTTAAAGACGATATCAACTACGCCAACTCTGCATGGTATCGACGGATGGTAATCCGTACTCTGATCGTACAGATCTCCCTTCCTGCTCCCGCGTGGCGCCTCGGTCCCGACTGGAGTTTCTCCGGCGAACAACTCGATGAGTTTGGAAAAGAGCTTGATGATCGCGTAGAGCTTTTCTCACAGCTAATCAACAACGCCCTCACACACAACAAGCTTCCGCCGCCCAGCGGCAAGCTCACCAACTCTTGCCCCTCTTGCCCATTCAAGCGCCTTTGCTTCGCCGACAATTCCACACAGCTCGAGCTCTTTCTCTCTGAGTGTGACATCGTGAAGTACGAACCCCTTTCTTGGTGAGTTATAGACCAAGGCTAAACAAAAAATAAAATGGAAACACAACAAACATCCCCAACAAAACCACAGTGGCCCAAAACCCTCATTGCTCTCGTTGGCCCGAGTGGCTCCGGCAAGTCTACATCCTTCCGCAACGTAGATCCCGCGCGCACCGTGATCTTCGACACCGAGCGAAAAGGTATGCCGTTTCGTGTGCGCGACGACAAGCTCGTCGTCCCCATTGACAGTTATGATAAGCTGACAGTCGCGCTCAACAACATCAAGAAAGATCCTACAAAGGATCTTGTCGTGATTGATTCTATCACCGCCGCCATTGACCAAATGCAGGTCAAGTACGAGCAGATCTACAAGGGCTTCGATATCTGGAAGAACTACAACGACGGAATCCAGACTCTCTGCACGAATCTCAAAGCTCTCGACAAAACCGTCATCATTACGGGGCTCGAAGAAATTGTCCCCATTCAGGGCCTCGACGGCAGCATGACCACGCGGCGCCGCTTGTATGTCCAAGGTAAAGAGTGGGCAAACAAAGGCATCGAGTCAGAGTGTCTCGCCGTGTGGTCCGTCTACGCGAAGAAAGAGAAAGGTAGCGACACGATCAACTACTACTTCGCCACGCAGACCGATGGCGTCACCACGGCAAAGACCCCAATCTTCTGGGGTCTTCCGAATCCGATGGAGAATTGCGTAGTCAAGGCGCTGAATAAAGTCGCCGCCGAGCTAGCTAAGCCATAAGAAAATGACTTCCTCAATTACGAACAGTGATTGTTTGGAATATATCAAGACGCTGCCCGACAACAGCGTCGATCTTGTTCTGACAGATCCACCTTACGCCATCGGATTCGACGGCGGCAAGGGCTGGGATTCTCAATGGGCCACAGAAGAAGCTTATCTCAAGTGGTGTCATAGTTGGTCGCGCGAATGTGTCAGAGTTCTCAAGCCCCGCCGGATGTTTGTCGTATGGGGAACGCTCAAGACTGACACGTTTCTAAAGTATAAACTCGATCTCTCATCCTTTCCCGAGATCCAATCACAGAACGAACTTATCTGGTCCTATAACTGGGGCGGCCGCATAAAGAATAACTTTGCGCGCAAACACGAATACGCTTGGTGCTACAGCAAAGGCGACGTATTCCTATTCAACGACGACGACATTCGCGTGGAGCGCAAGATGAAAGTCAACATGCGCACCGGCGAAGACTTCACGCAAGGAACCATTCCTACGTGTGTCTGGGAAAAGAACAACCACACAACCTCGAAAGATTTTTGCGGCTGGCATCCGACCACAAAAAACCTCGAAGTTCTCGAGCGGATAATCCGCGCATATACAAACCCCAACGATATTGTGCTCGATATCTTTATGGGCTCTGGATCAACCGCAATCGCGGCCGAGCGCTGTGGCCGCCGATACTTAGGCTCTGAACGCGATAAAGAATACTATCAGAAATCTCTCGAAAGAATCGAACAACTGCGCCGCAAAGCGCCGACGTTCAACATAACCGCAGAATAATTGGCCCAACAAAAGCTTCCTCCGATTGTCGGAGAAAAACAAAAAACAAAATAACAAAACAAAATGAAAAAAGGTACTGAAGTCAAGCTCGGATTCATCCCCGCCAACGTCTATAAGGTTCTCGTCCACAAGACCGAGACTCGCCAGAGCAGCAAGGGATTCAAGATGGTTGTCTGTGAGTGCGAGATCGTGGCGCCCGAGACTGCCACCGCCGCCGGCACCACCTATAAGACCCTCGGCGCGAAGGGCAACATGTATATCATGCTCGAGAACAAGAACGGCGTCGATAGCGCGCTCGAGCTTCTCGCCACGCCGCTGCAGACCATTGGTCTGTATGACGGTCTGCCCGACGACTACTCCGACGTGGACGTGTCCGAGGCGCTCAAGACCCTGCAAGGTCAGGCCTTCAACATGCTCGTGCAGTCGCAGCCGGAGTATGTCACCGACGATCCAGCCAACGCTCGCGATCTCAAGTTCGCCAAGCGCGACGAGAACGGCGAGGCTATCATCAAGCGCTACAACACCCAGTTTGACTTCTCTCAAGTCAAGGGCGCTGCGGCTCCTCTGGCCGACAACTTCTAAGTTTCTGAAAGGAGTGGTTGCCTGACAGAAACACGTGCCTCTTAGAAAGATAGCGAGACTTTCTAAGAGGTTTTCTTTCCTCACTAAGCATATCCCAACTCGACCCGCTGGCAGACCGGAAATAGTCTGCCTTTTCTTTTCTCTGTAAATAACCACCACAATGATAGCCCTCGTTCTACATGGACCCTCGCGCTTTGATAAAGAGAATAACGGAATACTTCTTGGCCCTGCTGGTGATTTCGTTCGTACTGTTCTGGCTGCTCACGCCATTGACTTGGATAATCCAAATGATGTCTTCGTCACCTTCGCCGACGATTTCTTCAAAGGCGCAAACAAACCAAGTGGAATCAACAAGATCATATTTGCGGGATCTAAAAGCTTGGATTATCTACCAGCAGCTAAAGGAAAAACCCTAGACGCTTTTCGCGGCGTCGTCTATACTTCAACAAATAAAACCCAATACATCGTTACCTACTGGCCCCAAGACTGTGTCGACGCGTGGGCTATGGAAGACGCTCTCGAAGGCGAAGGCGACGGCGAAGACATCCTAGATAAGGATGACGGCAAAAGCACCTCGCCGACGAAGCGATCTAACTACAGCTTTTGGTTCTCACAAGACATCAAGAAACTACTAACATATGACTCCGCAGAAAAAGTTCAATCTGAATTTTACCCCATCTACGCAACCCGCAGCGAAGAAGCCTGTCGAGTCTTCGACTACGACGGCCCCATCTTCCTCGACATCGAGACGCACCCTAAAACCAACACACTCACCTGCTTGGCAATTGCCTGTGGTAACTCGCCGGTCTACTCTATACCTGTGTATGATTGGGGTGGTAATCTTAACGTGGGTGTTGTATTCTTTGCGCGTCTCATTCGGGAGATGAAGCGCCGCCGGGTCGTCATACACAACGCGCTCTTTGATCTCTGCTTTCTCGCCGCCTTCTACAAGATTCCGTTCGGCTCTGATATCTACGATACAATGGTCGCCGGGCATCGCATCTTTCCGGAGGCCGAGAAGTCTCTCGCGCATCAGGCCACACTATTCTCCAACCGCCCGTTTCACAAAGATGAAGCAGGAAACTTTGATCCTAGAAATCGAGCACAATTTGAGCAGCTCCGCGCTTACAACGTTAAAGACGTTATTGTCCTCCGAGAGATTTACTATGGTCAAATTGAGCTCATTAAGCACGACAGCGGACTTCAAGATTCGGTCGATCAAGCTTCTCGATCGCTCCCAGATTACGCCTTTATGTCCCTGCACGGGATGCACTTCGACCCCGTCAAGCGGGGCTATATCGTAAGGCGCTGCGAGGAGCGCTATAAGCAGCTCGCGCGGGTGCTCAAGATCCTCGTGGGCTTCGACCTCAATCCCGGCAGTCCGGATCAAGTCGTGAAGTATCTGCACACCCAGATGCGATATAAGCCCGAGAAGACCACAGACAAAGGCGCGCCCTCTGTCGCCGGGGATGCCTTGTATAAAATCAAACTCAAGCATCCGAAGAACGTCGCCATTGATGTAATCTTTGAGATGCGTCGTATGGTAAAGTTGAAAGGTATGTTAGGATTTCAGCAGTGGATTTGGGAATATTAATTTATAACAAAATGAAAGACTCAACAATCGCAGCCTCCTTTATGCGCGCCGCCGTGCATAATCCAGCAAAGTTCGGTCACTCTATCTCGATGCCAAAGCTCAACGGCTTGAGGTGCATGTTTATCCCCGGCCGTGGATTTTATTCACGCGATGGTAAGCCGTGGAATTATGCCGTCCTTAAGCATATCATCATGCCCCCGAACGACATCGACTATATCATCGACGGCGAGTTATATTGTCACGGCATGAGCTTGCAGAAGATCAATAGCGCCGTCGGTGTGAATCGAATTGAGCCCGGCCCGGATGCGCCATGGATCACATTCTTCGCTTTTGATCTCGTCGAGCCTAAGTTCAACGCTTTGACAAGAATGCTTCTCCTTGAGAAGATTCTCAATGACAACCGCAGACAGACCGCCGGGATTGATCTTGTCCATTGGGAAATCTGCAAGACCCGCATCGAACTTGATCGAGCATATGAAACATACATTAACAAAGGATACGAAGGCCAAATGATCAAAAGCGTCTTCGGATCCTATATGCCGCAGGGCGCAAAGGAACGCGCGACGATGAACCTGCAAAAGCGCAAGGCTTTTCTCGACGCAGAGTTTTCCTGTGTCGGAAGGGTGATATCTCAAGAAGGCAAGTGTGCTGGAAAGCTGGGCGCCCTGAAATTCGTCACGCCAAAAGGCGTAGCGTTCGAAGTCGGCACGGGCTTTACGGATGAAGAGCGTGAGGAGTTTATCCGCGAAGACTTCGACTTCCGCCGCAAAGCCACGATCAAATATCTCAATCTCACCGACGACGGCCTCCCGTTCAATGCGTCGTTTGTGGGGTGGAGAGAGGATGTTTAACATGCCTACTCCACACATCCACTGTCTCACCTCTCTCAAGGTCGCCGGCACCGGTTCTTTCCGCCTCGCCTCTGGACAATTCCTCGGCACCTACGGAGCGAATCTACAGAACCCCGACAAAGAAGCGCTTGATATTTACGTCGCGCCACAGGGCATGACCTTCGTACAGTGCGACCAGAGCGGCGCCGAGGCTCTCGTCGTGGCGCATCTCACTCGACCGGGGCGCTATAGAGAACTCTTTAGCGTCGGGATCAAACCCCATACCTTTATCGCGCTCCATATTTTTTGTGAAGCGATGCAGAACGAATGGCCTCTCGCGGGGAAAAGTCCCTCTTATTGGAAAAGCCTCAGCCCCAGCGAGCTCAAGAAAGATCCCGATTGGAAAGCTCTCGACAAAGCGATCAAATCCAGCGATAAAGAATACAAGATCGGCAAGATGGTCTGCCACGCTTCTTCTTATAGAATGCGCGAGCGGACCTTTCAGCTTCAAGCACTCAAACAAAGTCACGGTACTCTTACCCTCAGCCTACAAGAATGCAAGACATTCCTCGGATTCTTCGCTTCACTGTTCCCCGAAATCATAGAATGGCAAGATGAAATTGAGTTTCAAATTAGAACCAACCGTCAGCTCCGAAATCTATTTGGATATCCACGTCGGTTCGAAAGAACTATCACTGATTCTTACATCCGGGAAGGCATTTCGTGGATTCCACAGTCCACCGTGGGGTGTATCACGCACATCGCACTTAACCGCTACAACTCCATACGGCCAGCGAAGACACTACCGGCAATTAATAATAAACATGACTCTTTTCTGGCGTTGGTTCCAGATAGACTTGTTAGCGAAACAGCTAAGACAATGCAAGACTGCCTCGCCATAACACTCACGGGCCGCGATGGCGTCAACTTCACAATGAAATCTGAGGCCCAAGCGGGCAAAAACTGGGGCAAGTATTCAAAAGATAATCCCAACGGCATGAAAGATCTCGCCTAAAATCCGGCCCGAGAAAAGCTTCCTCCGCTTTACTCAGCCCCACGCCCATGAGACAAACCAACGACCGCCTCACACAAATCACGAACGCAATTCGTGACAAGATAAAAGAGTGGCCGCCCACGGCGCCGCCGCCCACGGTCGTTATCGTACACGAAAGCCATCTGCCAGACGAGTTCAATCCAGACCTCGAAAAGCTCGAAGGCTTTCCAGTTGTAACCACACTACAAATCCGCAAAAACTCTGTAAGACTCGCTTACTTGCATGAGCCTATATGAAGACTGGTGTTTGTACACGAAAGACGTACAAAGTCCGCAACCGTTTGTTGACGCTGCTTTCTATTTCATGATCGGCGCCGCCCTTCAAAGGCGCGTCTGGTTCGGAGACTTAGATTTTCACGCAGTATTTCCTAATCAATACATCGCATTCATCGGCCCCGCCTCAGCAGGCAAATCCCTCATCACGAGTCCGATGAAAGAACTGCTTGAACTTCCCGCCGACGTAAAGTCGCCTGAGGATGATCTCGCCGCCGAACTTCTCGGCGAGGAAGCAGAAACAAATCGCAAAGGCGCCCGACAGCCTTTGATTTATATCGCGCCCAACAGCACGACCTTCGAACAATTCACGCAAGAGACTTCTCGCGTGGCTTATTTGCATCGTTATCTTGACGCACAAGGCCGCAGAAAAGCCTATCATCACAGCTCTCTCGTTTTCATCCTCGACGAACTAACCTC